TTTTGTTCTTTTAGTTGCGTCTGCTATAGCCTCAGAACCTTTTTGTGCCGATTCAGTTTCTAAATGCTCGTTTAATACTGTTTTGCCTTTTCTAACTGTTTTCCCAGCAAGCTTACCAAGATCGGAACCACCAGTTTCATACAAGTTTGTTCCTGCTTCTTTGTCAAAAGCTTTAATATTATTCCTGGTAAATATATCTGCGTAAGTGTAAGCCGCGCCTTCTGAATAGCTCTTTAAAAAGTTGGCAGGCATTGACATTACTGCACTGACAAAATTCTTTCTAGTTTCAGCAACTTTTAGTATTGCTGGTAATACTGCTGACAAAATTTTGGCCAATGATCCTGACAAAATTTGCGACAATAACTCCACGGCCACCATTGCACTAAACCCACCACCTCGAATATTGGGTCTTTGAGATATATTTTGCTGCTCTGGTGCAACAGGTTTTTGAGTTATATTTTGTTGTTCTACTGAACCGGGTTTTTGAATCGTACTTTGCTGTTCTGTTGTAACAGGTATTGTCTTGATTTGAGTTTGTTTATGCTGTTGATCAAGTTTTGTTAGATTTTGATTACTTGTTGTTATTGATACGTTTTGATTGGCTTTTTTTCTTGTTTTTTCTTGTGCAATATTTGTTTTTTCGTGGTCTTTTTGAAGTTTTGTAAGATTTTGACTGTCTGTTGTTGGCTTAATAGTAGTTTCTTTAGAAGACTCAATAACTTGATTTTGTAAAGCAAGAGTTTCTTCTAATTGTTTTTGAAGTGCCAATAATTCTGTGTCATCAACTTGAACTTTAATGACTTTCTTATTAAATTCATCGATGCGCTTTTCTGTAACAGTTAAATACTCGTTTAATGCTTCTAATGCAACGTGATTGACATTAGGAGCAATAATCTTTTTATTAAGTTTATCATAATGATTCTCTTTAACCGTTAGATGCTGGTTCAAGGCATCTAACGGACGGTGATCGACCTTGGGAGTAATAACTTTTTGCTCTAGGGAAGAAAGCTGGTCTTTAGCCGATTTGATACCGGCATCATACTGAGATGTATTTAGCCCTAGACCGATTTCTAAAGTACCAAGTGATAAAGACATTAGCTTTTCTCCCCTACTAATTGAATTATTTCGTCGTATAGTCCGCAATCGACTATTATCTGAGTGGCGAAGACTGGCACTTGGCCAGCTTGCATAGCTTCTAACAGAATTTGAGCGGTTTCTTGATCAAGAAAATATTTTTTATTTTCTTTAAACTGGTAAGGCAGAAAATCGCTAGGATTAAGACTTTGTGACTTAGAACCTTCTTTAGATTGTGCTATTAGGTAGGCGTGAACCATGGCAGCAATCTGACTAACCGTACCTGATAGTGAATTAATTTCTTCACATTTGACTTTTTGAATCCCTGAATATTTTTTCAGGATTAACCAGTCTGGCCAATCTTCCCACTCCTCGATAGATAATCCCCATGCACACCATTTGTAATAGATTTCTTCCCAATTAATGGGGTTAGCAATTGCCTCTAACCGTGCATTAATTGCGTCATCTATTCGTTTTTTTCGTCGTCCTCCGTTGATTCTGATTCTGATTTTTCAGGCTCTGGTTTCTCAGTTTCTGGGTTTTGCCACTGGGTTATGTCTTGCCAGAGATAGTCTTGATAGAGTTTTACTACCATAAATTGAGACATATCATTAATGTCTTGTATGGTGAAATCAACAGAAGATTTATCTTTAAGTTTAACTACCCGTCGAGGACTACCTAGAAAGTTAGCTAACAAGGCTTTATTGTAAGTTGCGTAGGTTGTTTCCCGATCCTTAAATAAAGCGTTTAATTCATCGAGATAAGGCTCTACAAGTTCTATAGATTCTCTTGTTAGTTCTCTTGTTTTTTTACGGTTGCTTAAAATTGATTGCTGCACGATAGCGGCGGTTTCTACTTTTTGTTCTACGCTGTCGGATTTTACCCCGTCAAGGGCATCAACCATGACCTGTTCAATTCGTTCTCGGATCGAACCGTCGTTAACTACTACTCCTTCAATTTCAGCAGTGGATAGTCCCGTTTTTTGCCCGATAGCTTTAATTTTCTCAAGATAAGCTTTGTCAGCTTTTTCCCGTGCCTCTAAGTATTCCTTGACTGTTTCATTTTCCTTTGGATTAATCCCGTATCGTTTTAAGAATTTAATCCCAATTTCCCCATTTTCTTCTGTAGCAATTGTGTCTATCTTTTCTAATAAAGTATCATTGTCTTGAATGTAATAAATCCATTCTTTTTTTAAAGGGAAAAAGAATGTTTCATTAAACTTGAATTTACCTAATACGCTTAACTTCGCCATTTATTTTTACCTTTTGGTTTCTTTTTGCACTTTGTTCAGTATTGAGCCACAGAGGATCAAGGGTTACAGATACCTGTATTCTTTCTTGATTTTTTGTTCCGTCTGGTGGCTCGATTAATATCTTTTCTTGCTGACTTATTTCTCGATCAAACGTACCGAAAGAAAACCAGAGGTAATTATTGATTATTCTAGAATTGACTAACATTACCTCTTGGTCTTCATCGACAAGAAGTTTAACTATTTTAATTGAGGTCATCAGCTACATTAGGAGAGAATGGCGACGTTGCCATCGGTTTAATGTCAAACACATTGCCACTAATAGTTAGAGTTACGTTTCCTTGTAGGAAATTACCTTTTTCACCACTAACATTTTGGCTAACATTTGTCTGAAAACCTAAGCCGCCGCGCTGTCCCATATAGACAATTTCAAGGTAAATTCGATCACCTTTTTGCTCTGCGGCCTTTATGATTTCATATCCAGGATCACCAAATACAAGCGGACCCGATACCGACCCAGTACTCATGATTTCGGAGATAAATTTCTCCACCGCCATTTCACCAAAGACGGAATCAGTAACCTCGGTAGAGGAGGTGTCAACGTTAAAGGTCTTGGCACTCAAAAAAGGAGCCCAAGATTTAATTGTGCATTTTTGAGCGGGAGTAGCAAGGGTAGTAGCAATTTTGGAAGGTTCGATCTGGATTACTGTCTGAGTTAGCGTTGTCGTTTTTGTTCGGACGACCACATAATCACCGGCAGTCCCCACATAAATTAAATTGCCAGCATATAAAATTCGGCCAAAACCCCCAGTCGCCACGGTAAGAGTGGAATCACCTAAGACGATTGCACCACCTAAATCGGCTACTCGTGTGGAAGGTTCCTCTCCAAAACCATAAGTACCAGAGATAAAAAATTGCGTATCACGGCTAGGGGTGAGGTTGTCACTCCGATTTAATTCTAGAATTTGATTCGACATTCTAATCACTGACTAAACTTTTCTAGTTATATTGTACTATAAAAGATTAGTAAATGTGTACTCTAAAAGTCTAAAAGCCTAGCAGTAGTGATTTTAAAGGTCGCTTTTGGTCTGATAATCCCCTCAGAAGTTTTGGTATAGGGGGTTAAGCGAGGCTGATCTAGAAAATTCCAGTAGCGAGAAGATTTAAGTGTTTCAATCACTGGTGTTAGGGATTTCTCTAGATTGTACTGTTTTAGGGTAATGCAATAGTTGTTTATACCTACGGTATATCCTAGTAAATTTTCGTGATAAGGATTAGGCTCTCTTTGAATAATTGCTTCGATGCCGCTATTAGGTTTTACTTTATAGTTAGGGGGTAATTCAGGAGGCTCTACCCAAATAGCATCAATTTCTTTTAAATTTTGCCCTGTAGGGCTTGTTATTTCGTATTTACCTAAGTCAGCGCCGATAAGTATCTTTAAATTGTTTCTAATGCTTAATAAAATATCTCTTAATTCTGATTCACTCATTTAATTTTTCCTTTAAGATTTCACTATAAGCCTCAATTGGATTATAGTCTTCTATAGCCGTGTCGATAAAAGGTCGGGCGGGAACATCTGTTACCGTCCCATTGTTACGCTCTATTTGATACCCTTCATGGACAAGAGCGGCATGATCAGCCGTGTAACCGATTACTTTATAGGTATCCGATACATCTTCAATAAATTGGCTATTTTTTAGCTCACCTGTATCTACAATGTCCCGGGGTGAGCCAACTACACTACCGTTTTTTCGTACAGTCTCCCGTGGCCAGTTCCATTTAGTATCCTCTATCTGAAAGTTAATCTCTTGGGCAAACTCGCCCACCATCTCATTAAAAGACTCAATGGCTAATTGTCTTCCTAGATTCCAGTTAATCATTAAAAAATAGCTGTAAGTTATCCTTACAGCTATTATAGCAACTTTAGACTAACCGCTTACGAATAGTCAACTCTTATGTCTCGTGGTGAGATATTAATTTGTCTTAAAGACTCAAACAAAAATAACTCATCGTTAATACATTTTGTGGTTTGTTTGTCAATAGTTTCTATGCCTTGAGTTAAGGAATCCGAAAAAGTCTTACAGTCTTGCGTGTAAGTTTTTTAAATAAACCACTGCCCGCAATTGCAGTCTTTCTCGTCTATTATGTATTTTACCTGAAAAGATATATATTTTAAGCCATGATAATTAATATCTGCCGAAAAACTTGAGTAACTTTTCCAAAACTTACACTCTCTTTTACTTGGACTAAGAACGTTTAAAACTTGTTCTTGAAACTCTTGAAATGATAGCATGATACTCCTGTTGATTTATTGACAATCCTAATAAAACTAAAACTTTAGTTGAATATTTCGCTCAATTTGAATGCATATCAAAATAAAAGATTTAGCGTGTGCGTACTGCCAACTTTGAACATATTCCCTGTTTTCACTTAATAACCCAACTGACCAACTTTGATACTGGCAAGAATAGGAAATTATTATTCGACTGTCTGTAATGTTTGCAAGATACTCTTCTCCTATAAGAGTAACTTTATGTTGCTCAAATATCCAATTACAATGAGGAAACTTTTGCGTAACTACAGATTGAAACTCTTGAAATGATAGCATAATTACTCCATTACTTTTGTTGATTTGTGGTTAATAACCGATTCTATGTACTCAAAAACCATGTTAAACGTTACTTCTCTTTCAGATGCTAACACTTTTACCTCTTCTGGAGTTAATTTATAGCACCTTGCAAAGTTATTTAAGAAGTATGGGTTAATCTCTATTAGTTGATTTATATCGTCTAAAGATAAATACCCTTTTCTTTTTATTTCTGAAAGGATACGCTTCATGTCCATAAGTACGCCTCCATTATCAGAATACCGCTTATAGCAAATCCAATCAGTAAACCGTTCAAAAAGAATTTTTGAATGTTTCCAGTAATCGATTTCTGTTGTGTCCACGAATGAACACTGTCTATGAGGCATACGCTTAAAATCAGGCAATGCAGGATGCTGATGTAAATACTTAAATCCTTGTTCAAAAGCTTCCTCTTGTGTCTCGTGATAAGACACTAATTTATCATTCCAGTAAAATCTAATCATTACACTAAAACCCTAATTGAATATAGCTCACGACGGCATCGTGAACAAACCTTAAGTCTGTAGCTATAATTGTTTGATCGCCATAGTCTTTATCATTATTTTGCAAAATAACGATAAACCTATTTAATCGACAAAGATAACGTACTCCTATCTGGGAATTTTTTATTCTTGCCCAATATTCGCCATTATTGTCAGAAGATTGATTTTGCTCAAATTCCCAAAGATAATAGGGAATATTTTCTTTGATTGTAGATTGAAACTCTTGAAACGATAACATAACATAATTACTCCCGTCGATTCACTACTTTAGTTTAAGAATTTGACCAGTCTTAACACATATAGCTTCAAAATACAATAACTTGTTTCGTTGATTGTAATACTTAAAGATTTTGGTAACATCATCTTCTGTATTTATATTGCAAAAATACTGTTGAGGTATTCCTTCTTTGTTGTATATAATAGCCCCAGCAGTAAAGGTCTGGTGTTTAGGACTGCCATCTTTATCTTCTTCTGCAAAGTTTAAGTGAAACATAATTACCTTTGTTGATTTGTGGTTAATAACTGATAATTGATAACTGATTACTGACTAATTGTCGCAGACTACCCGAAAACCGTAGTCGAAGAGCGTTGTTAGATAAGGGATGATCTTGTCACGATTCGCACTGCGACAGATCTTCGGATCGTAGTACCAAGAACCGCCGCGCAGACAACCATCTTCGCACCACTCCCAAACATTACCACTCATGTCATACAATCCCCAACCATTGGGTTTTTTCTGTCCTACGGGATGAGTTGTGTTATTAGAATTTCTTCCATACCAAGCGTAATCTTTTAACTGATTATCATCATTGCCAAAATAATAGCGAGTGGTTGTCCCTGCACGACAAGCATATTCCCATTCTGCTTCTGTAGGCAACCGATAATTTTTCCCTGTTAGCTGACTCAATTTCTGACAAAAAGCTATAGCGTCGTCATAACTGATTTGTTCTACTGGATTTTGGGGATTTCCTGAAAAATATGAAGGATTGGTTCCCATTACCTCTTGATATTGTTCCTGAGTAATTGGATATTTCCCAATCTTAAAACTACCAATTTCTTGATCTTGACTTGCTGGTATTTCTACTATTTCAATTTTAATCGTCATTTCTTACTCCTAAGTGTTTTGTTTTTGACGGGTGATAACTGATAACTGATAACTAAACTATCACTTTATTAACTGTTAACAAACTGTTTATCTAGAAACTGTTTATCTAGATCGGCAAGCTGTTTATCTAGCTTTGCCCGCTTGTCAAGCAAAACATCATAGACTACTGACCATTTTTCGTCAGCTTTTCGTAAATCAATTAACTGGCACTGCACACGGAATAGCTGAGTTAAAACATTATGGTATGCGATTCGCTTGTGGTGTTCATATTCTACCATTAACTCAGATTTTTTTTGGTCTAAGATGGCTTTTTCGATTTCAATTTTTCCTAGTAAAGAAAGAATTTCTTGAATGCGATCCATGTTGAACTCCTTTGGTTTTTTGGTATATACCTATAATGACAGGTATATGTTTGTATGTCAAGTGTTTTTTTGTTTTTTTTTCAGCCGATAACGACGACATCTTTCGGCGTTAGTCATTGAATCAGGGTGGGGGGGTTTTCCTGCCGGATTGCCAGTAAAATGATGATTGCAATCCTTACAGCGATAACGCTGTTTTCCTGACACAGAGAACCCTTTTTTAGAGATTCTCTGTGATTGGCATTTGGGACAATTAAAGAACTCCATAATCTCCTAGTGTAAACATAGCCTCTATGTCTCCTTTTTTTGCTTTTGCTTTTGCTTCTGCTATTGCTTGACGATCTTCCTCGTTCTGTTTTCTTGTTTTGTCATCCATTTTGCGATAGGCTTTTTCGGCTTCTTTGAAACTTTTAAAAACTGAAACGCTACCCCATGCTTCGGTCTGATAGCAATCTTGGAATAAACCAGATTGTAAATCTTTTTTAATTTTAAAGATAATTTTCTCGAAAATGGTATCAGTAACAGCACCTTCAAAACCGACTACATAAAAGGATTTTCCGTTAACAGATAAATGTGCTATACAAGCGGCGCGTCCAGTATTGACACAGCCTAACGATTCCGCTCCTACCACATAACTTAGGTGGCGAGATAGCTTGTGTTGTAAAGACTGCTCTTTACTGGTCGTCGCTTGTTTTTTGACAGTCTTAACTTGATTGACTGTGACATTGTATGTCTGTAGTTTTTTCATATATTTTTCTGACCAAGCCTTAGCCGCTTCATAGCTACGGCGGTAAGATACTTTATCATCAGGAAAATAGCAAA